AAGGAACCGTAAATCCTGTAGTTGATGTTAAAGTAATTTCTGTAGCTGAACCATTATTACCTTGTGCATCATCTGCTAAGGCTCCGTTTAAAGTTGTAAAAGTAGGGGGAATAACTCTGCCACCAAACGTATTTGTTCCCCAGCCAAAACCATAACCTTGAGTAACTGGTCCTATTTGATAATAAGGATCTACAGTTGTTGTTGCAATAGCACCTCCAGTTCCTGTTTCAGTATTTCCTGTTAGAGTAGTCATTTTAACAGTTAGGGTAGTAGTTGATGGAGTACTTAATACTTCAAACAATTTTCCATCAAAATTAGCTGTAGTAAAACTTGTGCTTACTCCAGTCATAACTGTAGAACTATCTCTAAATTCCATAATATCTCCTACTTCTAAATTATGTGCTGTAGGAAAAGTTAATGTTAAGATAGCTGATCCGTTAGTACTACCAATAGCAACATTAGTTTGAGACTTTGTAGTATCTATTGGTGTAATATCATAAACAGCACCTTCAAAATAAACATATAAAACTTTATTTGTTCCAATCGCTACATATTTATTACCAGTATTATCTACCCATGCGTGTTGATCTCTCCCAGCACCTACTAAATTGCTTGAAGTAAGTTGCTGCCAACCTCCAATTTTTTCAGGATAACTATATCTAAATCTCATATAATCACCATTAACCCATCTACCTTCAGCTCCGGTGTCTGAGGATTGTTTATCTAATCCAGGTGGATCATCCCTCTGCAAGCCTAATGTATAGACGATTTTTTAGATTCTGTCAATCAACGGTGTATATCAATACCTTCCGAATTCCTTTTGTAGGAAAAAAATGATAATGATCTCTTCTACCCATAACTAAAATTTTATAAGCTTCGGGATTAATCCTTTTTACTTCTTTATCCCCTTTTTTATTTAACAAAATAGTGTCTCCATCTGATTCATTTAAATATATTAAAATTTGTTTGTGATCAAAATTATGATCTTCATGAATGGGACACCTGTCTGTATAACCATTATAGAATGTTATATTAATTGCACACCTGTATATTTTTTTGTATTCTATATTAATTTTAGGAGATACCTCTGATAACAATAAACGTAAAGCTGGGGCTAATCCACTATTGTCTATATTAGGTTTATCTCTATGTATTGCATGATGTATAAAGTGAAAAGAGTTATCTTTTTTTATAGTTACAGAATTTTCAGAAAGATAAAATGGAAACTTCTCTTCTTTAAAAATAGAGTTTAAAAATTCTTTTTGTTTTTTGTTAAAAACGTTTTTATATATTTTCACTCTTTAATTATTTTAGCACCTTTGTACCAAGCAGGTACACCTAGTAAAGGTCTTTGGTCTAAGTAGTTTTTTTTAGCTGCTTTAGAATTAGCTCTATTATAATGTAAAAATACTTGCCCACAATTTTTACCTTTAAATTCTTCTCTCCAATGTTCAAGATCACAACCAGAATAGATTAACATGTCACCTGGTTTAAGATCTATTTTAATACCAGCCTGACCTTTTCTACCTGTTGGATCTAAGTATATTGGCCATGGATCTCCACCTAGATTTAATGTAGTAGATATTTCACAAGAGTATCTATCTTTATGTCTAGCTAATACATCACCTTCTTTATAAATTCTTGAATAAGAATATGTAGGACTTAATTTAATACCAGTGTGTTTTTCCATAACAGGTTTTACTTCTATTAATAATGTCTCCATTGCAATGTCTGAATAATGTGAATAGGTATTTGGTACCTGTTCATCATTCCATACACCAAAGTATTCTGTAAATGGTGAAATGTATTTGTTATCAAATAAAAATCTTGCAACTTCTCTTTTATTTAAAAAATATTTGTAAACAAATTTTGCAAGTTCGGGTGAAATAGCTTGTTTTAATACTGTGTATTTATTTTTTTTAAACGACATTTAACACTCCTTTTGGTATTGCTTGGCAGTTCCAATGTATAAATCTAAATGGACTATAACCCATGTCTACAATGTACTGATGGGGTATATATGATGGAAAAAATATCATTCTACCAGGTTTAACTTTATAACTAATTTGTGATGATGCATGAGTTATTTTTGTTTTATCTTTTTCAGGTAAAAGATTCATAACATTACCTGGTCGTGGATCTTCAAATAAAGGTAAAGATGTAGACTCATCTGCTTTTAAAAAATAAAAACCAGACATATGTCCATTCCAATGTGTGTGTAATGTGTGGTGTCCACCACCGTTTTTAGCAAATTCTTGCACCCACATTTCTGTAGTAAATATTTGGTATTGTGAAAGATCAAAACCCATTTCATTTAATAAATTATGTGATGTGGCTCCTATGTAATTTGTAAGTTCTTTAAAGTTAGGATCACCAACCAATGTTGTTGAATGAAACACATGACCCATATCTCCTTTGTCACCCAACTCTTTATTTCGTTTATCAATAGTTGGTTTTAAATCTTTTTTAGCTTTTTCTATATATTTATCTGATGCTTTATTTAGACTATCTACAAACTTAGGTTCATCTGCAAACCATATAGGAGTTCTAAAATATTCTTCTAATTGTAATTGTTTGGGATAACCTACAACTTCTTTTTTTAATTTTTGTTTTTTAGATTTTTTCTTTTTCATATTTATACTTTATTTGTATGGCCATCCTAAATTCCAAATAACCAAACTGTTTCTTTCTCCACTTTTAACTGGGCATATTCTATGCCATACAAACCCAGGGAATACAACTAAAGATCCTTTAGGTAATATCTCAGTGCATTTACGGATATTGGGTTTTTTATCTGGATCCATATTTCTAAAATCAAATTCTAATTCACCGCCTTTGTAATCTTTGGGGTCTGATAATGTAACAGTTACAGATAACTTTCGTATTTTACCATGTTGTGGATCACCTTCTTGTCTTTGATAAGGTTTATCCCAACCATCACAATGCCAATCATAATACTGGCCTTTTTTATATTTTGTAAATTGACATGCTTCCGAATAATCCCATTGAAAATTCCATCCAGCTGCTGCATTTGCTTTATGTATATAAGGTTGAATTTCTTTATAAACCCAACGATCGGACATCCAAACGATGTCAGAATTTCTTTTCTTTTTTAAATCTTTTATTTGTTTTTTATTTAATTTTTTATTACCTAAACCACCGGTAACTCCCATTTGATGTTGCATTTGATGACCATACTTTACAATGTCATCACAAATACGCTCTGGAATAGCTGATTGAAAATACCAGTAATGATTCGTTAAGTTCATATGTCTTTATGGACTTAATATAACATTTGCTATGCGATTGTCAATGTGCCTGAAACGTTGAAAGTAGCAACATGACATCCACCAGCGGGTCCTGGTAATGTTGCTGTAGAATTAGATCCCGGAGAAACTCCTAAACTTAAACCTGAAGGTCCCGGTATACGAACTATTACAATACCTGAACCACCAGCGCCAGAACAATTTGTTCCACCACCGCCACCGCTACCAGTGTTTGCTGTACCATCAGCAGCATTTACTCCTAAATAACGACCGTGTCCACCACCGCCAGATCCACCAGCTCCTTGACCACATGAAGGCGACTCAGTAGCTCCACCACCTCCACCAGCTCTTGTAACAGGACTACCTGTTATAGAGGATGCACTTCCTGCTCCACCATCTCCTCCAGTAGAATAGAAAGGACCAGTTGGTCCACCAGCTTGTTGACCAGCACCACCTGCTCCACCACCGCCACCAGAAGATACACCATTAGGTGCTTTTAAACCTGAACCACCAGGATTACCTTGACCTGGAGGACTTGCCGATCCAGCTGTACTTCTTGACCCAGGACCAGTTCCATAAGGTCCAGGAAAATAAGCGCCACCACCTCCACCAGATCCTCCATCTCTTCCAGTACCAGGACTTCCACCACCACCGCCACCACCACCGGTTGATGTTATTTTTGCAGGTGCAGCTCCGCATACATTAAATACTGAATCATTTCCATCATTACCATTAACTGGATTATTTCCTATGTCAGCTCCACCACCTCCAACTGTAATATTGTATGAACCTTCTTCTAATGGAATTGGTGAAGCCGGAGTACAATAAGAAGTTAAAAAACCTCCCGCACCTCCACCACCACCATATGGTCCTCCTCCAGATGCACCACCAGCTATTACTAAATAATCTAGTGTTGTACTAGCAATAATTTTTGGCCATGATCCTTGTTGTTTAGCTGCAAATTGACTTTGCATTGACCACACACCACTTGCTTTATTTAATTCTTTTACGATAACTATTCCAG